AGTTAAGGGTTAGGGGTAGGGGGGGATATAAACCCCCCGAACTGAGCTGGCACCCTGCTCAACCGCTGGTCTTGAAGTAGGCGGCACGGTTGCCCTCTACCGTGAGGTCACGGGAAGAGGTGGCGTGCCCCATGTATGCCTGCCCACGGCGGTTGGTGTTGGTACGGGGGCCCTTGGTCATGGAGAAGATGAGCTCGCTCTTCTTCGCCTTACGGGGAGGCAGAACCTCAATCTTCACGGTCTTGCCAGCGGCGTTGAGGTCGGCGGCGATCTGGAGAAGGTTCTGAGTGGAGGAGGTCATTGGGGTTGTTCCCTTTGGTATGTGGCCAAGATAAGACGAAACGGGGAGGAAAGCAAGGGCCTGAGCCACTTGCTCAACTGTCCTCAGGCGATATCCAGGAAGGCATCGGGGTGAACCCAGACGACCTCACAGACCTCCTCCTCGCCTGCTTGGAGATAGTCCTGCCACTCCTCATAGATGGCGATGGCGTTGGCATCATCCCCTGCATCCAGAGCGGCATTGATGAGGGAGTCAGCCCACTCCATGTTCCCATCCATGAGTTCGGCGCGTTGGGTGTCGGTCATGTCGTTGGTGGTTGACTTGGCTAGTATAACAGGTCGGGGGTCAGTCCCACCAGCCGTTGCGGGTGTTGACTTTCATGCCCATGGCGGCACACATCATGGGGAACCCGATGGCGACGATCATCAGGAGAGCGGCGGCGAGGTAGTGGTTCATCGGGTCGTCTGTTGATGTGGCTAGTATAGGGCCTGAGGCGCCCTCAGGCAAGGCGCATCCCAGAGCGGAAGGGAACCGTGAAGTGCTCAGTGCCGTTCCAGAGGCGGCAGAACCATTCCCACTTGTGCTGGAAGATGCCCTCGCCAGGCAGACCGTGTTGTGAGAGAATCGCGTTTAGGCGGGACTTGGTGGTGACAGACTGCCACCCACCATCGTGAAGGGTGACACACTCATCAGAGACCTCAGCGATCAGGTTGCCATGGAGGCGGACCTCTGCGATCTTGCCGTTCATGGTCACGCTGGTGTTAGCGGAGGACCAGTTGCGACCTTCGGTGATCGCGGCGTTCATGAGGCGTTCGATCTTGCGCATGTCTTGCGTTTGGTTGATGTGGCTAGTATAGGGTCACCAGACGTAGTGAGGACCGATCGCGTGACGGTTTACCCACTGTCCCAGGCTGGTGTCACCAGAGAACCAGAGCAGTTTCAGGATCTCCAGGCGGTTGACGTGAGTGTGACGATACTCAGCCAGAGGACCTTTGAACCAACGGACACGGGCAGTGCCAGTGATCGGGTTGAGGCGGAGGGTCCAGACGCTGGTGCTGTTGTTGCAGTTGATGGGGAAGCGCATTGCGGTCCTGTTGATGTGGCTAGTATAGGGCTGAGTGGGGAAGGGGTCAAGCCCCCAGTTCCTCAAAGAGAGCACCCATCTCGCACTGGTTGATGGCAGGATCGTTCCATGCCACACCATCACCAGTGGCGCCCAGGTAGCGACCGATCTGGCCCTCCATCATGCAGCGTTGGAACTTGCGCCAGATCCCCATAGGGGAGACATCGGGGTCGGCGTACTCAATACACGCCTTAGCGGTGTTGTACAGGAACTCATCGTTCTGGATCCAGAGGGCGGCGTTCCAGGTCTCGTAGTTTGCGTAGCCGTTCATGGTTGTCTGTGGTTGATGTGGCTAGTATAGGGCCCCTAGGGGTCAGTCGCGGTCGCTGATGTTCCAGGTTCCGAATTGGCCCTGGGGACGCATCGATTCCCACTTGGCGAACCAGGCCTGCTGGGGTTCGGGGTCAGGGGTCAGGATCTCATCCCCAGCGGCGACCTCAGCGCGCATGGCAGCCCAACGGCGTTGCTGTTGGTTGACGAATTCAGTGTAGTCTGCCAGGATCAGGGGCAGATCGGGTTGAGTGGTTTTGTTCATGTGGCTAGTATGGGTCAGGATGGGCAGGAAAGCAAGGGCTGAGGGCCGGTCCCTCAACCGACCACCAGATCGGCAATTGCCTCCATGCCATTGACCCATTCCCACTTGGTGATCTGCTCAGTAGCAGGAACCTGACGACGCATGTCATGCTGACGCTGGAGACCGACGGCGAACTCTTGGTTCTCCATGTAGGGACCGACGTGATCGACCTTGACGACCCGACCCGTGAAGGTGGTCCAGGTGCGACGGATGTAGAAGTTGGTTTCGTTGTTCATGTGGCTATTATAACCACAGGATTTTCCGATCCGCGACCCCCAGTGGACAGCCTCAGAATTGGGCTAGGAGTTTCTTAGTCTCTTGATCAAAGTCCTCCTCTGGACTATCATCAAAAACGGCGAACAGATCTTCTTCACGAATGTCAAAGATTTCCCCTTGCATGTCTTGAATTTCTTCCCACATAGTTAATACCTCAGTTGTTGAAGAGTTTGGTGATCTTTTGAAGTGCAGTATCGTAGTCTTCAATCCCTTCCATCTCAGGATCTTCGTACTGACGATTTTGATCCAACAGAGTGTAGATCAGGTCCCACTCACTATCAGTAAAGAACTCTTTGATGTTGTTCATTATCAGTTCAGAACGAAAGTTTTTTCAGAGATTACATCCATGTCCTCAGACATTTTCACATAGTTCCACTCATTCTCATCCTCACCTTCTTGATACAAATGGACGAAACCTTGAGTGTCAGTACGAACCCAACATGCATCGAAGTTCTCATCATCGAACTCATAACCCGATGCAATCAAACCTTGAACGAAAGTCATGTGATTTCCTGATGACTTGATCACAATACACGACCTGGGGACCTTGTGCGCAAATAGTGGACGGTTCCAGAATTGGGCTTGGCTCTATGCGTCTATGCGCATAACGTCAATTGTATCTTCATTCTCTTCAAGAACTCCACGAAGATTAGCTGACACCCTATCAACAACTGTAAGGGTGTTAAGTATAGCATTGCGCGTTTGAGTTGTCATATCATTCTCGCGCCAAGTTCTTATAACGAATTGAACTGTACCAATTACTATAGCAAAAGCTGTTACACAATACATAACAAACTGTCTTACAGTTTGCTGCTCTAAGACTTCATTGAGTTTGCTGCTCAATTGATCTTTAATTTGTTCCATTGTTTTATACTTCGGTGGAATGGCTGGGCTTATAATAAAAGCTCAAAGCTTTTGTGTTTATCAACCCTCACAGAGTTATTATACACACTATATTACATCGTGGCAAGCCCTTGACATAAACACACGCAGGCTTTATAATATTACACATATACTGCGCACGGGTAGGTGTGGTGGGCCTATGTAAATGCCTGCGCAGTATATACCCACACATTATATGGTGCGGGTAGGGGTGAGTGGGGTGATGCGCAGTATATACACATATTCTTGCGCAGTACATATGCTGCGCCACACCTAGCCACAAGACGCGGCACTGCGCGGTAGATATCCTGCGCGACGCGGCATATCCCCTGCGCGGTATATAAGTACGCAGTCCCCCACCCGCGTACCCCTAGGCTACTGCGCAGGCCCCCGCGCAGGCAATATGCTGCGACCAGCCCTCGAAGTGGCCATAAAGACTTCGAAGTACTGCGAAGGGTATGGTAGGATGGCTGGTTATAAGACCCTGGCGATAAAACTTTGTGGGTCTCAGAGTATTATGTTGCCATCTCGGAGGTTTTATGGTAGCGTGCGCGCTAAGACTACAAGACCCAGAGGGCTTTATAAGACTTAAAGAGAGTCTTTTATGGGTATAAAGACTCTATGAGCCTTAAGTCTTTATGCTTCTATACGCATACAAGGCTTTTTCACGGCTTAATTTAAAAAAGGCTTTATTTAAATATAACCTATTACTTATAAGACTACAAAATAGGTTCTTTTAGATAAATGCACACCATCCAGTAGCAATATATTTGAGACCTCGGTTAGGTAGTTGAGAGCGATGAACATGAGTCCAAGATGAGGGCCATATAACTAACCTTCCAGTCTTAGGTCTTACAGTACGATAATGTACAAACTCTGTTCCTGACTTGGCATTATTAAGATAGATCATCCATGCAAGCATACGATGGCATGATGATAGACCAGCAGACTCACAATGCCATTTCTTAAATCCATCTTCTTCTCCATCATACTTCTGTAGATTATATCCATCTATCAATCTCCATGGGCTCATGGTATCAATCGAAGAGATGTACTTTTGTCTATACTTTTCGATACCATCACATAGAGCAGGATAGATGAGTTGTGAGGGTAATATATCTTGTGATAGATGTGTTTCTGGTATTTCTATATCACTCTTGAAACTTTTGTCTACAGTTCTTTGCCCTTCTCCATTATATGTTAAACCTTTAATCTTATGATTTTGTTCTTCAAACCATGAGACGATTGTATTACATTGTTCTTTTGTAAGTGCGTTGTCGTATGTCTCTATAAAGTTCATGGCGTTTTGAAATAGAAGTTACCAGCAACTGAAACTCTAACTGAGTCTGTACTATAGAACGGCTGTACTGAGTGTTTGATCTTAGATGGGAACAGTATCATCTTATTGTTGAATGATTCATCTAATAATATATCTTCTGTTTCGACGTTTCCAAGTATTGAACTATAATACATCGTAAATGATCCTGACTTATTACGGGGTGAGGATCCTGGCGACATGACTTTTTCTTCAACTCTTGAATAGGGTATTGATAACCATATTACAAAACTAGCAAGTCCAGGATGTGTATGAGCTGGATTGAATTCATGTTTATGTTGAAAACTTACCCATGCATCATTCATTACCACTTCTTGATCATCAGTCAAGCATCTATAATTTCTTGCAAGATAATTGGTCTTTGTATTATAGTCCCAGAAGTGTGGTAATGTGATCGACTCTAGAAAAGATAAACTCTCTTTCAATGCATACGTTGACGTAACATGCCCATCAACAATATCACTAATTGACCTCAGTGATGATAATGATTCGATCTCTTTCTGTACTGGACTTAAATCATCTAGATCAACTAACAAATAACCATAATTCGGAAACTGTCTCATTTTTGATCATAAAACTCTTTGACATAATACTCCCGTTCTGGACTATCAATACTTGGACGGCTTTGGATGTATTGAAGTTCATTCCAAAACTGAACATAACAAATTACCAATACTCTTTCATTACGATGAAATGTACCTATGGGTTGATCTTCAATTGGTTTGGGCCATACTTTCGTTTCAATCGTAATGTAGTCTGGGCACTTGAAATAAACCCACCCTTCAACACTATGAGATCCTTTGTTCCAGATCACATAATCATTCACTTGTGGAGAATAGGTTAGGACGGATTGCATACGATCAAAGCTGTGTAAGGATCAGGTTGTGTGCAGAAGTATTGTGGTGGTGGTTCAGGTAATCTTGATAACGTGATTAACGCGATCAAGATTTGAACAAACGGCAATACAAATACTACTTTATCTCTCATTCATCTGTCAAGTGATCAGCACAAGCTAGTGTATCACAAGGAGGGCATTCCTTCTTAATGTGATAAGAATCAATGGCACTTTCAAGTGCTTCTGTTACACTCTCCTTGAAAGAACGATAAGGAATGAAAACATCATCCTCCTCAGTCTTATAGTCCTGATGGGTCTCTTTAAACTTACGATCTACATCATACAGGAGATTTGTTACAATGTCATTGATCACTTCAATGGACTTTGGCGTCAGTGAATGCCA